ATCCAGAACATTACCAATAACAATATTATTGGGTCCGGTAATACATATAATACCTTAATCCAGAATAAATTGGATTTAGGTAAATTAACTCCATCAGAAATGGATATTTTATTTAAGGCTTTAGGAATAAATGCAGATACGAAAGCATTAGATGCGACATCTATGGTTCAAGATGTAATAGATACAGAATCTCTTGAGTACAGTGACAGGAACCCAGAGGCTTTACTGGAACCAACTGAATGTATATTAGAGGGGGTTGATTAATGGGGGCTATAGCATATAATCAACAACTTGAAATTCTATCTGATCACGTTATCTCCAAAGTAGGTAACTTGAGTATTATGGAACTGAAATCTCAACGATGCAAAGTTGATTACTTTTATTTTATACAAGAGTTTTGGGATACTATTGTAAATGACCCCCCTCACTGGAATTGGCATATACCTTATATTTGTTCTCAAATAGAAAGACTTGTTCACAGGATAAATAAACGATTACCAAGAGAACATGATTTGGTTATTAATTTACCCCCCGGTACAACAAAGTCACTTATATGTACCGTATTTCTTGTACCGTGGATTTGGACCAATTATCCTTACTTCAGAATAATTAAAGTATCGTACTCAGATTATTTGTCTCTTGAACAAGCTGATCTTATCAGGGACATTACACGTTCACAAAAATACCAAGATATGTTTCCTGGGATAAGATTAAAAAAAGATAATACAGGTAAATCCAATTTTAAGGTAACATATAAAGAAGTAGGAGAAGATGGGTACGAATTTTGGAAATTAGGAGGTGGTGTACTGAGTACATCTGTTACGGCTAAAGCAACAGGATTTCATGCTCACTTAAAAATTATTGATGATCCCCTTGATCCATACAAAGCCCATAGTGAATCTGAATTAAGAACATGTAATACTTGGTTGTCTCAAGTTTTATCGAATAGAGTTGTAGATAAAAGGATTGTACCAGAATTAATTATTATGCAAAGGGTACATAAAAAAGATCCTTCAGGAATAGCCCTTGAAAAAGCTAAAAAGGGAAAGAAGGTAAAACACATTTGTTTACCGGGCGACATTTTATCTAAAGGAAATAAAAAAAGGGTAACTCCTAAAGAACTTGTACCTATATACCAAAAGCAAGGAGGATTTTTAGATCCAGTACGTTTAGACCAAGAGGCATTACATGAACAGCTTTTGAACTTAGGTCAATTTGGGTACAAATCACAGATCGATCAAAATCCAACTTCTCCTGGGTCTGGTATGTTCCAGATATTCAAGATCAGTTTAATTAACCCTAATGAATTTAATGAAATAAAAATCGTACGTATTATTCGGTATTGGGATAAAGCAGGTACGCAGGATGGAGGTACTTATACAGTAGGGGTAAAAATGGCACAACTCAAGAATGGACATTTTCTAATTATGGATGTTGTTCGTGGACAATGGGGAACATCTAGACGGGAGATGATTATTCGGGAAACAGTGAGATTGGATGGGCCATTAGTTCCACAGTATATAGAACAGGAACCGGGATCAGGTGGAAAGGACAGTGCTTATATCACTAAAGATACTTTAGAGAAGATGGGCAATAAGGTTTTTCTGGATAGGCCGACTGGTGATAAGATATATAGAGCCGATCCATTTAGTGTAGCTGTCAATTTAGGTTATGTGTCAATATTTAAAGGAACGTGGAATGAAGATTTTTTACAAGAATTAGAGGATTTCCCTAATACGGACAACAAAGACCAAGTTGATGCTTCATCGGCAGCTTATACATCTCTTAAATCCAGTAAAAGGGCAGGTTCATGGTGATATACGTTGATACGTTTGATGAATTGGAATTAGATGGGGTTTTGTTTGGTAAATTCAAGAATTGGTTGTTAGTTATTAGCACTGAAATGGAAAAAGTGCATGTCTTTACAACCACTGACGAAAGGGCATTAAAGGGAATGATGGCTGAAATGATTAAAAACGGGCAAAATCAAGGGGTTTAGGGGCTAAGGTAGGGGTTACCATGCCTTACCCCTTGCATCTTTATTTTAAACCCTTATATTCCGTTCAAAGGGAATACTATTTGCTAATTTTGGGGTGAATCAAAAAAAGAAAGAAGTTTTTATGAAACGTGGAGAAAAATCTTTACAGATTCTCAATGCCAAGAGGCAATTAAAAGCTCTTAGTATAGTTTCTTCCAGATTACAATACAGTGCAGGACTTGGAGAAACTTACGGAACATCAAGAGATATGTACCAAACTCTTGGATGGAAGAAGGTTCTGGAGTATTCCGACTTTTATCGTAAGTTTCAAAGAAATGAAATCGCTAAAATGGTAATCCAAAGGATTGCCAAGTCTTGTTGGTCCAATCCCCCTCGTATCAGTGATTCCCCTAATGAAGTTACCGAATTTTCTAAAGCGTGGGCAAAATTGGTAACTAAAAAATCTATTTTCCGTGACATTTACAGATCAGATAAGTTACTTGGCCTTGGACGATATGCCGTAATCCTTTTGGGGTTGGATGATACGGATGATTTCACTAAACCTGTAAATGTAAAGAAAGTATCTGAACTCCTTTATATTCAACCTTATTCCGAAGATACTGCCAAAATAGACCGATTCGATACACGAAGAACATCCCCACGTTATGGTTCTCCTGAAATGTATGACATTAATCCAGATCAACAGGATAACCAGATAATGACAATTCCTTCCTTTAGAGTACACCACTCCAGAATAATTCATATTGTGGAAGAACCGATGGAGAATAATATCTATGGCGTTCCTCGTCTTGAAGGTATATATAATCGGTTAGATGATATTGAAAAGATTCTTGGTGGAAGTGCTGAAATGTTTTGGCGTAATGCTTCCCCTGGTAAAGTAGCCAAAGCCGATCCCGAATATCAATTTGGTACAGAAGAAAAAGACGATCTCCAGACCCAATTTGATGAATACGAACATAATCTCCGTAGATGGTTAAAAGTCCAAGGGGTAGATATTAAGAACCTTGAGACTAATATCATGACCCCCAGGGATTTTATTGAAGTTCAGTTAAATGCGGTCAGTATTGCAACTGGAATCCCTAAACGTATATTGATGGGGTCTGAACGAGGTGAACTTTCCAGTAACCAAGATGAAAAAACATGGAATAATCTTGTTCGTGAAAGAATGGAGAATTTCTGTACTCCTGAAGTATTGAAACCTTTGATTGATAGGCTTATTGAATACGGTATTTTACCGGAACCAAAGAATAATGAGTACAGGGTTGATTGGAAACGGATGAGTGCTTTGGGGGAAAAGGAAAAATCTGAAATCAATTACAACAAAACCAAATCTCTTAAAGAATACACAAATTCACCCGGTGCAGATATGCTTGTTCCCCCCGAAATATTTCTTAGGGACATTATGGATTTTGATGAAGAGACTATTCAACTTATTAAATCAGAATTGGATGACAATGATTTTTCTTTTGAAGGGGAAGGAACAAGCATACCGGATGATATTGAAGAGTAATATACCAAAGTGACAAATTATTAGGAGATTAATATGACTGTAAAAATTGCAAAACAAACAGACGCTGCTGTAAGTTCCACTTTTAGTATCGCTACTGATTACCAAAATGTACCAGCTAATAATAGACTCCAAGCTACATTTAGAGTTATTGGTGGTGCACTGGGCACAGATGAATACGTCAAGCTCCAGTACCACGACGGCACAGACTGGCGTGATGCAACAATCGAAGGCAATGCCGGCAAGATTTTGGATGCGGACAATGCCGTGCGGACCATTTACGGCCGCATGACAAGCATCCGGGTGAACAAGTCGGCCACAGCAAGCGCTTTAGGTGTGGAGGTGGTATAATGCCTTACGGAGCGCCTTATGATAGCCCGATTGGGAATCCTTACGGGTCCCCATTTTCTCAGCCGAATATAGATGCTGTCATTGCCATAGCCTACGACCTCAAAGCGACCTTCACGGCATCCAACCAGACATTCACTGATGCCCAGGTGCTTGACACAGCAGCAGAGGGCGTTGAGACAGGGAGCTTGACTGTTGTTGATACGAGCACAGGGACGGTTAAGATTGTTGGGAATGAGTTGGAGATTGACCCTTCTGGTACCTGGAATACAACTGGATTATATTCGAATGTTATTACCAACACACCAGGGAAGGCTATTTTCGCAACTATTGATAATGATACAGTGGATTATAATGCACAACCATTAGGGACAAATATTGCTGGATCTATTGCTCAAACAACACAATTGTTCTACTACCAGTTGAATTTTGATGGAAAAATGTATTTTAAGTGTAAAGATGGGGCTGAAAACTATCTTTCGGCTGCTGTTTTAACATCATCATATACTGCTGATACAGATTATCCAATGGCAATTATACTGGGGGGATTCAACGCTGCTGGTAAGCCATATATAGATGGTGATACGATAGATGATTTTTCATATGGAGTGAGGGCAGTTAGGGTCATTGATGGCAATTGGGTGTTGGAATGGGTGGAGCCCCGAACTAATGAAAATACTATATATGCTGTTACAATCAGCGAGGGAAAGGTTTTTAGACATTCAAATGATTTTTTAATCCCAACAAACCCCCTAACCCCAAGCATAATGTTCCAGCCGATTTTCATGGACACTTTTCAGGGCACGAATGACGATCAGCTTGTATCAAACCACACGCCGGAAGTTGTGGACAGTGCAACCGGGACTGGTAATCCCTGGGAATCAGGCAGCACTACTTGGACGATTCAGGGGAATGCTGCGAGTAATACCGGATATGTTGCCACTCTCAATACTGCATTTTTGACAGATGATATGTCAATATCTGAGGGACTATTTGATATAAATATTACAGGTGCAAATAATCAAACTGGGCTTGTATTGGCCCTTGATTCTGTGGCATCCCCTGCGAATTATGTTGAGGTATATTATGACTTTTCAGATGGTAGCGTAAAATGTGTAAAAACCGTTGTAGGAACACCGACAAGCCTAATTGATGTGACGACAACCTACGTCGCGGGAGCGCAACTCAGGGCAATCCTGGATCATGATTCTACTGCCGGAGAACTGAAGCTCAAGGTGTATTACAACAATGCCTTGATCGGCACAGAGCAGACAATCTCTGATGCCGGGATAGTTGGGAATACCCGGCATGGAATTATGTCAGTGGATTCTGCAAATACGTTGGAGAATTTTACTGTACATAACAGAACAAACGCCGCTTGGGATGCAGAGATAACCGCAGCCACTGGAGGAATATATTAAAATGACAAGCACAAGAGTAGACGGTTATTGTAAGGAATGCGATGAATACACTCAAAATGTATCTTTTGATATTACTGGATTGTGCCAAGCGTGTGAATATAAAAAAGAGCAGGATAAAACAAAGAAGGAAGAGGGAGATATATCAAAATGAAAGCAGTATTTGATGTGGAATGGAAAGACGGGATGCCGGACTTTAAGAAGACACCTGTAACTCTCACTGGTTACTCTGCAATGGCCCCCACAGATCATAATGGAGCAAGCCCAATCGAGTGTCAGATTGAAGCGTCTGAAGCAGAGATAGAGGAACTGAAAGACTGGCTTAAATTTAAGCGGTATGTACCGGAGGATGAATTGATATGAAACTTATCATCGCATTATTCGCAGCACTGACAATCGCCGGGTGTTCTTTATTCGCACCCCAGTATGCAGACAATCCAGACTATCAGTTTGCAGCCAAAGTCCACGATCAGGTAATGATGTCGTTCCGCACCACACCCGGAGGACAACCTGTATCTATGGCAGACAAGGTGCTGGCAAATGATGTTTTTACGGGTAACTATTTAACCTATGTTCATACCGCAAAAGATATGCTGATCAGGAATGGTGCAGACCCAGATGATGTTATCATTGTCGATATTAAATACAAGCCGTCTGTCAGTCCATCTATTCAGGAAATGATGAGAGGATATGATCATAAACGGGTTGTGTATAAAGGCTTTGTACTGGACTGCGATTACCCGTATGTGTATCAGCTTGGGGAAAAATAAAATGAAAGTTCTCCTTGCAATCATGGCATTGCTTTTAATCGTGTCTTGTGCAGAGCGAGAGTATAAGCCATTGCCGGAAGGTGGAATTGCTATACCGCCTGCTGGCTATAATATCCATTGCAAAGAATTTCCCGATTCAATCTTCTGTCCAGAGGTTGACTAATGAAAGAGCTTGCAAAGAAAGTTCACTGGGATGTCCTGACACATTTTGTTTATGTGCCTGATCATGTGATTCATCCGGATTTCTTTGACCACTGGGAATCTCACGCTGATGAGGTTGAAGCAGATAAGGTGTTCCGTGGGGATTGCGATAATGCGGCGCTCACGAATGCAGAGTTGTCAATAAGGCGTGGGGCAAATCCAGCCATAGTTAAGCTGATCTATTGCAAGGCTGAAACTGGTGAGGGTCATCTGGTTGCAGGATTAGAGCATTGGATTTTAGATAATCGACAGCGTGGGCCAATCTACTGGGAAGATCTGCCTTATCGCTGGATCAGCAGCATGAGAATGGATGAACCTGGAATATGGAGAAAGTTATGAGTGAGTTCAGAGACGCATGCGGAAACTGGGAATATTCAGATGGTTCACAAATAGTTGGCACGCCAAAATCAAATGAATACCGGAACAGACTGGTTGAACAAGCAATTGAGAACCTGAAACAAAAGCTGCTCAAGGAAGCTAAACCATTGCCGCCGGAGCTCAGTAAAACTGTGGACAAACATTTTTGGGAGTTGATATAAGTCAGGATTAAAATGCAAATTATCAATTCAATTTTAAGTGTTGACCCTACCAGAACCCTTACACTTAGGAAAAGGCTTGTAAGTGTCTTAAATCGCAAATTTAGGGCCTTAAAAGGGCTTGTTAATGAAAGTGTTGTGACTAATGATTGTTTTGGATTAGGGATTACCACAAATGAGGCACTCCGTCCAGGTGAATTTGCATTTTTAACGGACCCCGAAAAAACACAGCAATTTATGACGTGGTTTCAAACTCAAATCACTTTAGGAGTTCTTGAGTTAAGCACAACACAACAAATAGGGACTGCTGTAAATGCTTTTTGGATGAATGCTTATATTGATACTGCTTACAAGAAAGGGATGCAACGAGCAAGAACTGAATTACAGAAAAAAGGATACCCCATTTCTCCAGAACGATCAGTTAATGCTGATTTTAATTTACCAATCCATGTTGACCGAGTTGGTCTTTTACATACAAGAGCATATACAGGATTAAAAGGTATTACTGATGAAGTAGATAAACAAATATCCAGTATCCTGGCCCAAGGTATGGCTGAAGGGAAAAGCCCCGCTGAACTTGCACGGGAAATGAATAAAAAGATTGATTCAATAGGAAAAAACAGAGCTACTTTATTAGCACGAACAGAAATAATCAGATCACATCACCACGCTACTATACAGGAGTACGAAAATTGGGGAGCTGTTGGTGTTACGGTATTAGCTGAATGGCAGACGGCTGGAGATGGTAGGGTTTGTGAAAAATGTAATGCAATAGCCAGAAGACAAACCAAGTTTGGGAATGGGGTATATACATTGAAACAGATATTGCCAATGATACCAGTTCATCCGCTCTGCCGATGTGTAGCGCTTCCTCTGGATATTACGGATAATATGGAACTTAGGAGTAAGTTAAATGAAGAATAAATGCCAAGTACATATCCAATTTAATGCAGCAATACAGAGTAAACGTGAAATGCTTAATGGCGAAGCATATATCGTCTATCCTGTTATTATGATGACAGAAGGGGTACATGCTGGTTCAGGTGGTCCTACTCTTTATACATCACAGGAATTAGCTGAATATCATTGGACTTGGAATGGTATGCCGGTAAGTATTAATCACCCTCAAGATGATAACGGATCTCCTATTTCTTGTAATGATCCTACAGTTTATAATACACAGGTTGTTGGTAAAATATTCAATACTGTTTTTGAAGACAATAAACTCAAAGCGGAAGCGTGGTTAAAAGAAACGGTATTGAATGCGCTTGGAGCTGATGTAATCAAAGCACTTGAATCAGGAAACAACTTGGAGGTAAGTACAGGTTTATTTTGTGATGCACAAGAAGTTTCTGGTGATTGGAACGGGGAAACTTATAATGCAGTTGCAACCAATATCAGACCTGATCATTTAGCCCTTCTTCCAGGAGGAGTCGGGGCTTGTTCTTGGAAAGATGGTTGTGGAATAAGGGCAAATAAAGGAGAGGGTATGGAAAAAGAATCATTAAAGTATTTTCAGGTAAATGAAGATACTACAAAGTTTACGTTTTTAGATAATATGGATTTGGATTATACTCAACTGATTGATTCAGCTTATGGATTAGTTGATTCAATGGACGATGACCAATATACTTATTATCTCAGAAAAATGTATCCTGAGTTTATGGTGTATACAGTTAGGCCAAGGAGAGGAAGTACAGGGGCAAAAACGTATAAAAGGAACTATACTGTAGACAATGCAGGAAAGGTTTCTTTTAATGGTGATCCAGTCGAAGTGGTCATTAAAGAATCCATAGAGACTGTTAATAATAAAGCAACAAAACAAACAAAGCAAAAACAAAACAAGGAGGAAGGTATGGCTAAGACTATGCAGGAGTGCTGTCCTAAGAAAGTGGATGAACTCATCAAACACAACGAGAATTTTACGGATGATGACCGTGATGTTCTTTTGGCAATGACGGAAGATGCTTTTGCGATGGTAATTAATAAAGCAAAACCCATTGAGAACAAGGAAAAGGAACCGGAACGGGTGAATAATCAAGAACCGGAAAAACCTGAAACCAATAAAGAGAAAGAACCTGAAAAGGAAGAAAAGAAAATGACATTTGATGAAATTCTGGCAAATGCTGATCCTGAAGTGGCTGAGTCCATCCGTAATGGGCATCGGATTTTTCAGGAAAGAAAACGTGATTTGGTGCAGAAAATCGTTGCACATGAATCCAATAAGTTTACTGAAGATGAACTCAAAGCATTTCCGTATGATCATCTGGAAAAATTGGCTTCTTTTATTCCTGAGAAAAAGGGGGCTAATTATGTAGGTAATGCAGGTGTCCATGTTCCTGTAGATAATGGGGAAGATGCTGCTGATGGGGTCCTGCCGGATATGGACTTTGATTTTACGGCAACTGATAAGTAATAATTGAAATAAAGGAGAAAGAAAATGAGTCAGACTATTGTATTGAAACAAGTACAGATCGGGCGGGCACAGATCGAAAAACAGGCTGTTGCCGAGCTTTATCCCGGTCAT